ATCCACCGGATCCCAGCTGCTCGAAAGAGTCAGTAAGTGCTGCCCAACTTAGGAGGTAAAGAACATGGACCGTCTTGGAATCTGGTACAACTGGCCTTATGGGCCTGAGGTGGTAGATTCTTTTGATATGGAGCTCATGCAAGAGGAATTCCTCGAGTTTGGATCCATAAACCATCGTCGCTTGCGCGGCGGAGGTTGGTCCGGGGGCGGACCGTTTCTTTCCAAGAAACGTTTCACGCGCTATACACCGTCTAATTCCGTTCACGTTTCTGTGGCCGGAAAACCGATGTACGATGGCGCGCTTATCGCCAATCCCCCAGTTGACCTTCCCCAACTTGTTCCGCATGCGGAACTAGAAGGGTTAGGTGCCACGGCATATGCCAGGGCCGCCCCTGATCGACCGATCATGGACGCTGCTAATGCTCTTTACGAGTTGAAAGATGTGCCTTCGATGCTCAGGCAAGCCTATAACGCAGTTAGAAGCTTACCACGACTTGGCTCAATCCGACTCAGAGATGTGTCGGATTTCAACCTTGCCGTCGCATTTGGATGGCTTCCATTACTCTCAGATACCGTCAAGCTGTACAACAGCCAGAAGGAGATCAGGAGTAAGTTGGCACAGCTTAAACGTGATAACGGACGACCTATCCGCCGGAAGTTCCAGCTGAAGGACCAGAACGTCAATAGTTCATCTATTGTCGATCGCGGTACCGAACAGTATGGAACGACCCATATGGGTCCCTGGTTCCTCACCGGTACTTATGGTGGGGGCGAATGGGAGTTGTCGCATCACGCGACAACAAGGGTATGGTTCTCGGGTCAATTTCGCTATTGGCTTCCCGATCAGGGTCAGATGTCTGACAATGAGTGGGACCGTAAGCTGATTGGTCGGCTGTTCGGCTTTAAACCGACGCCCTCCCGGATTTATCAGGCCATGCCCTGGTCTTGGCTCATCGACTGGTTTAGCAATACTGGAGACATAATTGCTAATCTTGATGCCAGTGTGGCTGATCGTCTTATCAACGATTATGCCTATTTGATGCGCCACCACGAAGTATTTGCTAGAATCAAGTCATCCCATAAAATATGGAGTGGCGAGACCTGGCAGAATGCCGTGGCCGTTACCGAGCGAGGCACGATGGTTTCCCAACGTGTTCCCGCTTCTCCGTTTGGATTCGGAGTTAAAACGCCGGATCTGTCTCCGTATCAGTTGACGATTCTAGGGTCCCTTGCGGGCAAGAGATAGTCAGCTGAATGCCCCTGACCCACGTCGTGAGACGTTAGCAGGGTGAACCCGACGGTCCGCAGGCAATTCCGCCTGCGGCAACCTCCAAAAGGAGCTCCGACAATGCCTATTCCAGAGACGCTTTCCATGTACGGAGGGACAGTTGTACTGGCCCCGACGTATTCTGGAGATCTCGCAACCACTCGTCGATCGGCGAAGGACTCGAGTGATACTCGACATACTGTCGATATCATTCAGACCCTACCAAAGGGTGGACGTCACCGGCATGTTATCCGGTATACGTTCCAGCCCCTTCCGACTGTCGCTATCCCTAACGGGTCGGCGACCGTCACGCTGACGATGGATCATCCCGAGTCCCTTCCGGACCGCGGTAGCGGAGTCGCTACCGAGATGCTGACGTTGATGACGCAGTATCTGGATGAGGTTGCGCTCGGCCAACAGTAGAGAAATCTGCTGCGCCGGCTGGATGGCACGTCCATCATGGTCGTGCTCGTACTACTAGTAATAGTAGTACAGCCGTTCCTTTATCTAAGTCTCTTTCGAGTCACGACGAAGGAACAGATTGTCGGCGGTTCAACGACCTCCCGCTAAGGAGGTTTTTGATGAAACGACCGACCACGCTCCATAGTGTTGTTCTGAGCGAGTGTTTAGAGCAGCACAGTCTACCTTCGAGCAAGGACGTCGCGTACTTCTCGCGACGTCTAGTCGAAGAGGGAGATAGCTTTGCAGCTATAACCCTCCCTGCTTTTGGATCAGCCATAGAGGCCGGCCTTGAGCGGGGATTCCTCGTCCGGAGCGACTTCCCTTCCTTTGGGAGTCGTAAACGCCGGAGTCCTCTCCCTGGATTTCTCCAAGGATTGGTCAGGAAAATCTTCGACGATAACGGAGTGCTCAGATTAGACGCCTGTCCTGATGCTGTCTTCGGCATCAGGCAAATCTGCTATTGGTCTAAGAAGCCAAAAGCGATGTGTTCAGAACCGCGATTAAAAGCGGCCATGAAACAGTACGTCCGTACTGAGGAGGAGTTGGCGAAATTGCCGCGGATTGAAGACCCGCTGCTACGCCAAGTGAGTGACCACCTTTACTCGAGAGGAATCTTTAATGATATCCAATCAGAAATATTGGTGTCTCGGCACGGGCCCGGCGCTACCCAAGAAAGGCTATTGCCAAATCAAAGGTTGCAGGTGTCCGTTTGGTCGGAACGGCTCGATACCGTCCTTCCTGCTGTGGACCATACCATCCCAAATTACGGATGGTACCCAGAGCTCGAGAAACTCACTCTTCTAGGCCTTACGCAGGAGCCACCTGTTAGGGTGGTTTTTGTGCCAAAGACCATGAAGACACCTCGCGTCATTGCGATCGAACCGAGCTACGTGCAATTTGCACAGCAAGGAGTCATGGACTACTTAGTCCAACGGCTAGAATCGCACCCGGTTACTCGCGAATCGGTACATTTTACCGACCAAACGATAAACCAGGTTGGCGCTAAGCATGCGTCTATTAGTAGGAGCCGAGCAACGCTGGACCTCTCCGAGGCTAGTGACCGTGTGTCACTTGACCTCGTGATGTACATCTTTGATCGGAGTCCAGTGCTTGAATTTCTTCTCGCAACTAGGACTGCGCATGCTAGTATTGATGGTATGAAAACCTCCTTTCTTTTAAGGAAGTTTGCCTCAATGGGCTCAGCTACGTGCTTCCCAGTAGAGGCCATGGTGTTCTACGCCATTATTCAGCGTAGTCTCCATGAATACTACAATACTCCCGTTACTACTCGGTCGATCAAGCGGTTTTCCCGCATGATTGACGTCTATGGGGATGATCTTATCGTTCCCTCAGAGACGAGGAGAATAGTCACTAGAGACCTTGAGGCCTTTGGGCTAAAGGTGAACGTTAAGAAGTCATTTTCCGAAGGATTCTTTAGGGAGTCCTGCGGTGGTGACTACTACAACGGGTACGACGTGACGCCGGTTTACCTGCGACACTACATACCGACTCGAAGTGACCAGTTGACCCCTGATGTTCTTCAGAGCCTGGTGGAAACCTCCAATCTTCTCTATAAGAGAGGGCTTTGGCGGTCCTGCCAGTATCTTCGGGACATGATCGTGTCTTTGCATCGACGACCAATTCCCCGGACTAACATCCCGGGAGAAGGTATTACCTTCTATAGTTGTTGTTGGATGACGAACTGTAAGTATGATAAAAATCTTCATACTTATGTCCAGAAACGGACTATCCTTTCACCTGTTAGTGTAAAGGATCAGTGTACCGAGGTAGGCGCCTTTATGAGGGCGTTAACTCCGGCAAGTCATCGGGGTGTCCGGCGGCGGCTACTACCGCTGTTCGCAGGACGTTCCGCAGGCATCGATTTCGAGTCATCTGTGAAGCGCGGCGTCTTCAAGACGAAACGTCGATGGGTCCCGGCCACATTAGGCCGGGCTGAGGCTTAAGACACCTCTGCGGGAGACCGCTGGTTTAGCGACCAGTGGGGAGATACACCAGTATCATTTGCAGTGCG